GTGCTCACACTGCTGAAGCACCTGCTGAAGCACAGACTGTTAAGTTGGCAGATTTGATCTCCAACAGTCGTAGCATCATGGCACACGATCCTGCTTTTGCTAGGACTTACTTAGAAGAAAAGCGTTTGATGTTAGAAGTAATGACTCGAGGTGATCGTGGGTTGCACGCCGAAGCCAGCCGGTTCGTAGGTGTATGATTGATTTAGACGTTAATAGTTTTTATCCGCATACTCCTATGAACTGGTTTACTAAACGCCCCCGTAGTTTAGAACTGCGGGTTCGAGAAGATCTTGCTCCTCAGAAATACACTGTGTATTTTTCGGGCGGTGATTGGTGGGAAGAAAAAGATAAGATGACAGAGTGGTGCTCGAAGCAGTTTGGACACAGAAACAATGGATATAACAATCCTCGTTGGAGTCCTGGACCTTTTGAGTATAGATTTAAAAATGAAAAGGACGCTACGTTCTTTATGTTAAAGTGGGGATGATATGAAATTCTTTTGGGGCGATGCGAAAGGGCTCAAGGCAGATGTCGAACGTCATCGTGCTCACGAAGCCGAACTGGATGCTAAGATAGCAGAGTTAGAAGGCAAGGAAGATCCCATGAGCATTGCCGCATTGCGAGTATATCGTCGCTTCCGTGCCCAACTGCTACAGAGCAAGGCCGATGTTGTAACAAAGATTGGACGAAAATAATGTATATCACAAATAAATTTAAATCAATCCGACTGCCCAATGAACCGGGCATGTTGGAATGGTTGAAAGAAACATACCCTAATTCAGGATACTATATTGTGGAGACAGTATGAAAGATGAAGGCCATTTACCTGTTGCAGAACAGAGCTTGATATTTCGTTTACGTAAACGAGCAGAGATCCGCAGACAGATTCAAGGACGTAAAAGCGTAGAAGAAGGCAAGCCGGATCGTATTGCGGATCTCTTAGAAGAAGCCGCCAACGAAATTGAACGGCTAAATTCGGAGCAAATATAATGCAAATATCAAGAGCAGAACAAAGTGTTATAAAGTACAATCAAGAACAATATCGTCTGGATCAGACTCGCTTGGAAAAACAACGAACTGAAGATTACGCAAAAAAAATTGAAGAACGTAGGCTTGATCAAATCATAGCAGAACGAGTAGCAAGAAATCTTCGTTTAGATTTGGACAAGGGCAGAAATATAGATATCGAATGTTAGGAGGCAATCATGCCATGGATTGAAAATGTAGCCGCAGATGATATTCCGAAGAGATTTCATCACGAGGCAGGTGAGAACAGTATGCTGATCAGCATTGTTGATCCAGCAAGCTGGCGACCTACTCCTGCACACAAGTTCAAAGAAATTCACAATTTTGAATTTTTGGACGTCGAAGAAAAGGATGAGGTGCTGGAAGAAGCTATGAAGTGTAGTCATGAGCAGGCCGCAGAGCTTGTTCGATTACTGCAACATGCACTGGAAAATAAGATGAACGTGGTTGTTCATTGCTATGCAGGTGTTTGCCGTAGTGGTGCTGTGTGTGAACTCGGAGTCATGATGGGCTTTGAAGACACTGGCCGCTTCCGTAGTCCTAACTTACTAGTTAAGCATCGCATGATGAAGTCATTAGGCTGGACATATGATGCAGATGAAAAGCCAAACATTGATGATTGGCGAACTTTTAGAAGTGTAGACTAATGAAAGATCAGCAACACACATCCTCAAAGTTTCACACACAGAATATAGTGTCGTATCCTTATGCAGAATACGGCATTAAGGGAGTCGGTAAGAATCGACTCCCTATTTTGTCAATGGACAAATATATTGATCACAGTCAAGACCAAAAACTTCATATCGAATGTTGCAAAGGTCTTGCATTAAACGAAGAATATAAAATGGGGATGACCTACGGAGCATTACCCCCAGAAGAAGTTGCCAGGTTTGGTGGACACGATTGTTGGAGTGAGATGCTTCAGCAACTGCATAAGTACGATCCAACAGGAGTGCATCGAGAAGCTCTTAAAGAAGTTATTGATCGAAGTCCCGGAAAAGAAATGCAGGCAATGTACAAATATGCTTATTTTGCCATGGGTGCAGTTATTCCGTGGTTCTTTGCATTGTACTTAAAGAAAAATGATTTTGGAAAGAAAACAGAGGACTTTGGGCAATGGACCGAAGCTGCAAAATTGTTTCCTAATGTAGTTGAGTACATTAACCAACTGCCGTTTAAGACAATTGGTCGAGTTTTATTTTTTACAACTTACCCAAATGCCGGAGTAGTAACACATCGAGACAGTGTTATGGCTGAACACAGTGATCACAATATCAATTTATTTTTTGCAAGTGGAAGTCGCCCTAGTTTTATTTGGGACGAAAAGGCTAAGAAAAAGATTTATCTAGATAGTGACGCTCGTAGCTACTTCTTTAATAACCGCGACTACCACGGAGTTGACCCAGAACCAGTATTTCGATATACTTTAAGAGTTGACGGAACGTTTACTGACGAGCTATGTGAACAATTAGGATTGGAAGACGGCCGCACTTGGAAGTGGAGTTACGAAACTCCTGATTAGAGTTTACCGTGATCTGTTAGACCGAGTGTTTGATATGCCCACATTCTTTCGCTACATTGAAAACATTTTAAACATCTACCTGTTACTTGTTCAGTACAGGTATGCGTTAGATTTGCGAGTGCCTGAATTTCAAGTTGATCAACAAGATCAACTATGTGTGTCTTGTACAGCATCATAAAAGGCATCTCTATTCTAGGATTACTATTAGATATAGGCCTGTTAGGAAACTGCCATTTTGGATCTCCCCAAGGTTGTGGCGGATTTTGATTGATGCCTATAAACAATTTTTCTATTTCTGGATACTTTATTAGAACATGTCTAATGCCTGTTTGATTAATCTGGGTATGATGAATATCCGGTGACCCTACTTTGATAGGGTCAGGTAGTCGAATATTAAACAGTAGATTTATGTACTCAATGATACCGTCAATGTACGCATACGAGCCGTCGTGTTTGGCAATATAAAAAGGTTGGATGCTAGCAGTAGGACAATCTTTAAGCATTAGATAGAGCAATACTGCACTGTCTAGTCCTCCGGACATCATTAACCCGTAAGCTGTATTCTGTTGTAAATTCACAACGATCTGTTTACCATCTATCCTTGACTGAATTTCCATAATGTTGTATAATTAAAGTATATTTAAAAGAAAAAGATTTGCTCCTGTAGTATAAAGGCAGTACACTTCCTTGGTAAGGATGAGAAGCTGGATCGTTCCCAGCCTGGAGCACCAAATGCGGCCATTAGTGAAATGGATATCATGCTTGTCTTCGAAACAAGCGGTGTGGGTTCGATTCCTGCATGGCCGGCCAATATATGTATTTTATTCCAATAACTACAAAAAACGTATTTTCATATCATCTAAATCCAAATGTTGGAAATTTTTGGGGTGTTGTAGATTCCTCGCCTTATTTAAAAATGTTAGGATTGGAAGATTTAGTCGATGATGTATATACCCTTTCTATTTGGTTGAGTCCAAACTCGAAAGACATAATACATAAAGATCAACGGCTAGACGGTACGGGAGTTCGTTGGTCATTAGTAGTAGCACCAATAGGTCATGAGGATGTTTCGATAGAAATTTTTGACCAGATAAATGATACAACTAATACCTTTCATCAAAATTTTCATAAAAGTTCTATACCTTTATTAGATGAAAATAACGCAAAATTAGTTGACCAATGGAGTATGAAAAATGGCAGTTGTATTTTTGATGCGTACAATTATTGGCATACTGTAGTAAATTCTACAGATCAATTTAAAAATATTATCAGTATAAGATCGGATCATTTAGAATTAGAGAAAATATTAGAAAAGTTTTTATAACCCGCTATAGTTCAATGGATAGAACGGGGACCTCCTAAGTCTCAGATACAGGTTCGATTCCTGTTGGTGGGACCAAACGTTGTTGTGATGAGTAAGAAAAGAAAGTAAAATTAACAATGTATAAAGTAATAAGCAAAAATAAATTGACATTAAATGAATGTCTAACATTAAGTGACGCAATGATATTTGCCAAAACTGTTGGCATGTTTGTAACAATTAAAGGTCCTGACTTTGAAATTGTAGGCATGTTCGGAGTTGACAGTGTGAAAGACGGCAAGTGCCCGGACGGTGTTGCATACGATTGGAACAAAGCCAGTCGTATTGGGGCACCGAAGCGTCGATAAAATAGTGGGTTGCCAGAGCGGTTTATTGGCACATCTTGGAAAGGTGCAGGTTGCGAAAGCGGCACAAGAGTTCGAATCTCTTACCCACTGCCAGACATTTTGGATAACAAACTTAAAAAATTTGTTGACAACAAGAGTTAATTAGTATATAATTAATACATAGCAAGCAGTAATGCAAGCTAAGAAGTTTTAGGTTAGGTACAGCAACATTCATTAACTATGAACTGTTAGACACTGTGGTAGAAACTGGAGCAGAGTGCGTAAAAACACCGAGCGTTGAAGGGGTCTATTGAAGCAAGACTAACGAGCACAGAGTGATGGCCTGTGTAAAATAAAAGCAGTCAACAACTAACCTGTTAAATCCTAGGATGGATTCAGCAACTTAAACAATAAACTCTGAACTAACTGCTATAGAAGATGGTCGCAGGACACAGTAGAAATACTGTTCTAGGAAACTAGACTCGAAGGAATAGACGACACATTGGAAAGACTTTGTATGATGATTGTACAGACACAACACAATCTAGGCGACATGAATTGTATGCTAGGCTTGCGAGACTTGAACCGATATACTGGGGATGGGGGTAAGCAGAAAATAAAAATCCGTCTCAGCCATCCTGTTGTAGTTAGGTTAATTACAGCAATTTTAAATTGTATCATTAAAACCCGTGGGAACAACAAAGCCCACATTTAACCTGAAGGAAAAGAAAATGAACGCATTTGTAGAAGCCGTTAAAAACCAAGAAGCCCGTACTGCCAATGGCATGAAGGCTCGTAAATCTACTGCCAACGCAGTAGTTGATCTGTTCTTCAAGATCGGTGCAAGCCGTGGTAAGGACATCACTAAGGACTTTGTTGCCGCGTATGTGGAAGACAAAGATCTAGCCCTGCGTGTTGCACAATGGGCACGAGACGTTCGTGGAGGTTCCGGTGAACGTGAACTGTTCCGTAGCATCTTAAAGTATCTGGAAAAGCACGATCCAGCAGCCGCAGAAGTGCTGATGGA